GCAGAGGAGCCGATGATTGATGAACTTGTGGAAAGAGCTTCGCGCGCGCGTTAATAGAAGAAAATAATTTTTGTGACTCAATGAGTCGAGAAAAAAAGATACGTTTTGTGAGTGCTTTCACGGAGCTTTATGTACAATTTTTTGTACATAGCAAAAAACTATAAAAACTTGATTTTTGTGAGCGACATCGCGTATGCGTGAACCGGTTTCCGATGATTTAAAAGGGGCTCCGGCGAAACGATTGCGAATGAGCGAGAATAGATACAAAAAATCCGCCACGGGAGAAAACTCTCAGGCGGATTTTTTGTGCGGGAGTCCATACCGGCAGCAGGTTTTGTGCAGGGAATTTTGTTTAATGCTTTTTGTGCCGGGATCCGGAAAGGGCAGCAGTCGCTTTTTGTGCAAATAAAAAAGCGACTCAAGCCGAGTCACTTTTTGTAAAATCTATTCTTACAAGCCGATTCAGCATTTCTAGCAGATATCTAGGCGGATTGCTTATTCCGGCCTCCCAGTCTTGCAAGGTCCGGTAAGGGATCTTGTAATATTCAGCGAACTTAGTTTTGTTAAGCCCGCTGATTGCTCTGATTTCGGTTATAGTCACTGCACCCTCCTATCTTTATCCTCCTTGTGTGATAACACACAATAATCATTTAAAAAGTTTTGATTATTGATGCGATACATACAAGTGCTACAGCATCCTGTACCACCACAATTTTGAGGATCAACCTCGCTGATAAGATTGTACTTATCAAAATAATACTTTTCTGACATATCCATTTTCATTACCTCCTAAGTGTTTCCGCTTTTGATGCAATCTCCGGCGGTTTGTTGTTTTGACCGAAACTTAAATCTGGAACTCTTCTCCGAACTTTTCTTCATGAGCTCTCATGTAAGCTTCCATGAATTCGAGGTCACTACATGGTGCGAGCTCTCTGTGGAGTTCCTCTCTGATTCCGTCATCCATCATGTTTACCGCTGCATTGTAAAGTCCGTTCTCAATAATTTCTCTTGCTGTCATGTTCGTATCCTCCTTAAACTGTTTCGTAACCCTTGTTTCTAAAAAACTCTCCAAGATCGTCGGAATCCCACTCATGCGCCTCCTTTTCTCTGTTGTCTTTTAACCATGTAGCAAATTCGTTTGCCATTTCTTCGCTCTCAATAATCATCTGTTCAGCTTCGCTATAATTGATTGTCATGTTCGTATCCTCCTGTATCTGTGTGATCGACTTCTTTGTATTTTCATAATACACGAAATCCGTGTATATGTCAATGAAAAATATACGTGTTCCGTATATTTTTTGTGCCGGCGCTTTTTGTCAGCGCCAGCAGTGTTGCAAACCGAAATTGTTTTGTACTTCATAGGGCAATTCAGAGACTATAACGTTGTATAGACGTTTCAATTCCTGTGTTTTGGCTATGATCTCATCAACCTTAGTAAGCGCGTTTTCAAGTTGTGTTGCTTCTTTCAGGAGATTTTCATATTTTGTGTTCAGGCGTTCAATCATTTTGCCGGCCATAATTCTTTTTGTGGGAGTGAATAAAATATCTTCCTGGCGTGCGTTCTTTTCAGGTTCGCCTTTTGTAGCAGCATATCCGGAAAGAAGTGTAATGTAATTTCCGGAGTGTCTCGGCGTGTAAACCACTTCAAAACGGCCGCAACGTATTGCCACGTAAAATATGTTTTTGTCATCCGAAAGATCCTTTATAGCCTCGTCAAAGCGGCAGTTGTAAACTTTGCCGTCAAAGGTTTTGACGATTCCTTTAATAAGTCTGATCTTTTGTGCAGCAAGTCTAAGATCTTCGGCGTGCTTTGCACATTTCTTTCGAGCTTCTTCATGTAACATGTTTATACCTCCATTTTGTGTATATGATTTATATTTAATATCCCGGCGCCGGTGTCGATCCGGCTTAACGTCCTCCGGCCGGGATGGAGATTTGTGTTAGTATTCGACTTTGATTATTTCGTCGAATAACTCTGTATACCCACTGTAACGGTGCGATAGAATGATATCGTCGCGTATATCGTCCGGGGTAAAGTTGTTGAACATTATGCAGCTTATGAGATCTCCCTCGTAATTGTCCTCTACGCCTTCAAACTGATATGTAAATCCGGTGGCGGTGCTCATTGTTACGATGTCGTTTTGTGTGTCGCAATTTGTAACTATGCAGGTTGTCGGGTAAATTGTGCCGGCGGCAGCAAGTGCGGTGGCGGTAGCGATAGCGGTTAAGTTTTTAATCATGATTTTATTCCTCCTGTTTTGTACTTTTGTTTTGTGGTGCCTTTTGGCGATTCCCGGCGCCGGTGTTGAATCGGCTTAACGTCCTCCGGCCGGGAGTGATTGTTTACTTCAAAGGTTGTGCGAAGTATTCTCTTGTAAGATCTTTACTTTGTGCCATGCTGTATAATTCCTGTTCCTGACTATAAGTGAGCCAGTATATTTCGAGATCGTTTGTAACCTTGGATCCTGTTTGCACATAGTGCCGACCGTCCTGTTCCCAAAGTATTGCGATGTGTCTTTTACCGTCGTTTGTAAATCCTACTTCCCAGGCGTAACCGTTTTGTGATACTTCCGGTTTATCTATAAAGTGTATGATCATTTTGTTTCCTCCCTGACGTTTATAGTTGTGACACATGTGCCGTTGATTGTGTCGGGGTTATCTGCTAAATAGGATTTGATTTGTTCTGGATCGGTTGTAATGTAAGGACAGCCGGCGAGTGGTATTCGATACATTCCTGCGGTACTGCCGCCGGGAGTATATGTGCCGGGGTGAGCAAAGTACAATTCGAGATTGACTATAGTCATGCTTTCCGGGGCGATGTTGTGATAGATTTTTGCGCGTTCTTTTCCTGTGTCATCAATCCATGATCTTAAAATATCCATTTTGTACCTCCGTTTTGTGTTTTATTTATTTGCTATAAATCCCGGCGCCGGTGTTGATTCGGCTTAACGTCCTCCGGCCGGGAGTGATTTATTTATGCTGCATTTTCAGCGTTTAAATGAATGTTAATCGGTAATAATATACCGTCGCCGTTTTCGGCCTCGAAATATATAGGATTTTTTCTGTCGACTGGCCTATATGCTTTACATCCTGGCAATGCTTGCAGCATGTCTAACAAATATTCTGGATTAACCCATACATCCAGGAATACGTTATAAGGTGACTGATTTGCTTTGTACGATTTTCCGGGCCGTGCTTTTTCTTGTGCTATAAATGCTTTAATATCGGCGATAGATGGAAGCGGCATTATTTCGTCGTGTTGACCGGCTTTTATGACTCTGTTGAAAGTGTCGCTTTTAATCCTGGGATCCGTTGCGTGCTGCATATTTTTGTAATCTTTGTTAAGTCTTATAAGCCTATACCCGTCGCAAACTGCATAACGCTTTATGTTATCATCACCTATAGTTTCAAAAATACCGTCGAAATTTCTGTTTTTACCGGCGGACTTTATGATCCTCTTTAAAGCGGCCATAATAGTTTTGTCGCCAGTTGAGTTTGTATCAAGGGCCTCCATTGTTTCGATTAATAATTGTGCTGCACTGGCATAAAACGGTTGATATTTGTTGTTAATCCATTCATAAGGGTTATTAATCACATGATCGGCGCCGCGGTTGCCGGTTGCCTGATCATAAGCCTGGATCATCTCACAAATTGTTTGGTATCTCATTTCTTTTTTCATGGTGTAAACCTCCGTTTAATAATTTGTTATTTTGCAAAATAGCCCTGACGGGTAGCGGGCCCGTTATGATCCACTCCAAGGCTTTTATATTGGCCGGTTTTATCAATCGGCCAGGCGCTTTATTTCGGCGCCGCGAGATGTATAAATTTCTGATCCGTGCAATTCTCTTATACGTTCCATAGGTGTATAAGATCTTTTTTTGGCTCCGGTCCCGGTTGAGGCATAGTACCAAGCTACATGTTTGCGGCTATACTTAAGACCTAAATCTTTAAGTATATTTCTATGCTTATAAGTTTCACCCGTTACCCATAACCAAGATCCGGAAATTTCGAGCGTTAAGCCGTCCAGGTTAAAGAGTGTAGTAAAAATTTTACTAAACTCGGATCCGTCGTCTTGAGCTGCATACTCTTTACGAGTCTCTGTATAAGTTTCGCCGTCTGATTTTCTACGATGTACATTTTTTAACTCGTTATACACTTGTATAAACTCGTTATTCATGTCCTGAAATTCTCTAGTGGTATCATGATCCGGGTTATTATCAGGGTGCAACTCTTTGACTAATGTCTTAAAACGTTCTTTACACTCCTCAGCAGTCCATACAGCTTTAAAGTATTTTCTAAACATGATTTTTACCTCCGTGTTTTTGGTGTTTGTGTGGTTCGTGTTTCGTTGTGCCTTAATCATACGTTGTGTGCACAACAAACGTCAAGTCGGAATGTTGCACAAATGTTGTGTTCACAATTTGTGCAAAGTGCTGTACCCACAACGCTGTTATATATAATATAATTAATACTAGAGGAGGTATATAAATCATGAATGACATTAAAAAATCAAGAACGAAAGAAATTAATGATTACAAGAGAAAAATGTATAAAAGGATCTCGCTAGAAATAAAAAAAGACGATTACGAGATATTAAAAAAAGCAGCGACAGGATCTGGGATCACGGTCAATACTTTTATAAAACAAGCAATACAAGATAAATTAAATCAAGACTGATCAAACATTAAAAAAAGCCTGGCATTATTGCCGGGCTTTTTTTAATGCCATATATCAGAAATACTGAAATCAATAATATATAAACTCATATCACCAGATCATTAGACTATATCAGAATATCAGACTATATATCAGGGCCGCCGATCAACTCCGGCCCTAATAACAATAATACTTTTATAAAAACAAGAAATACTGAAATCAATAATATATAAACTCATATCACCAGATCATTAGACTATATCAGAATATCAGACTATATATCAGACCATTAGACTATATATCAGGGCCGCCGATCAACTCCGGCCCTAATAACAATATAAGAAGAAAAACAACGATCAAAAATCAAAATTAGAATTAAAATTCTCAATATTTTGACCGAATTTAAGTTTCGGATCCGGATTCTGGAGCCGTAGGTTCTGCCAGACACGATGTCAACCATACGGGTTCGGGAGCCGCATTTTTTTTCTAGGCACCAGGCAAAAATCGGATTTCCGTCCATAGGGGCAAAAAGGTATAGGGGGGCTCAAAAATTTAGTGGTAGGTACAAAAAAATGTACATAAAAATGAAACTTTGGCAGTTTTCGCAGGGTATACATGATATATTCATAACATGAACAGTTAGCCGATGGCAGAAAGCCACCGGCTTTTTTCGTGGATCAAATTAGTTTGCTAAACAGTTGCATGGAACTTTGTTCTCTGTAGCACCGGATGTGTGTAAGCCGGTATAGAAATGCTCATGGCGGGCCAAAATTCAAAGCAACATCAGGGCCCGCATTTGTGACGATGGTGTAGGGCGCACGCCTTGAAGGAAGAACGGTTCGACTCCGTACCGTCAAATACAATATGAACGCATGGAGGTGTATAGATGGCAAAGCGGAGCGAAGCACGCGACACCGCCAAAGCCGAATACATCAGACTAAAGGGCGAAGGCGGGGACGTAAATCTTAAAGAACTCGCTGAGACGATAGGCGTATCATATCAGACCTTAAGGAACTGGAAGACATTAGACCAGTGGGATGAGGCATTACCGAAAAAGAAGAGAGGCGGACAGCCCGGCAACAGGAACAGTAAAGGTCACAGGAATGCAGCAGGCAGTCATGACAAAGCAAAGGGCAACAAGAATGCCGAGAAGCACGGGGCTTACAGCAAGATATGTTTCGACATGTTGACGGAGGAAGAGAAGAAACTTGCGGCAAGCGTACCAATGGGCGGACGTGAAGCCTTAGAGCATGAGATGCAGATCCTTAAGGTGAGGGAACACAGGATCCTTACAAAGATTGCAGAGTACGAGAAGAAGCCGGAGGACGAGCTCTATCTCACAAGTGTTACCGACATGAGAGTACCGGCCGGAAAGGGCAAGGCGAAGAAAGACGGAGCCGCACAACAGATGGGTATATACCGTAAGGATTCGGCATTTACCAGAATCATGAAGCTGGAAGAAGCTCTGTACAAAGTGCAGGGCAGAATAGCCACCGTTGCCAATGCCCTTAAGTCCTTTGAAGAGATAGGACAGAGGATGGAGCTTGAAAGAGAGAAGCTTGAGATTATGAAGATGAGGGCAACGGGAGCCGTTGACATGCCGGACTTTGACGAGGGAGAGACCGATGAAACTGTACACGAGTAAGATAGTCGCTCAATGGCTGAACATCACCGAGAGACGCGTGAGACAGCTACGGGATGAGGGAGTCCTGAAAGAAGAATCACCGGGTCTCTATGACTTACATCAGTCCGTCATGAGATATATCAACTACTTAAGACGCGGAAGCTCGGAGCTTAACGACGAAAAGACAAAGCTCACCAAAGCAAAGAGAGAGGCAGCAGAGTTTGAGAACGGTCTCATGAAGGGCAACCTCCATAGGACCGAGGACATAGAGCAGGGCTTAAAGACCATATTCCTTAACATTCGATCAAGGATGCTTGCATTGCCCGCAAAGCTATCACCGGAGCTTGCCACGATGGGCGGAGATCAGGGCAGGATATTTGACCGACTTAAAGCCGGTGTTGATGAAGCCCTGGAAGAGATAAGCGATTACCGCAACGTCCTACAGACGGCAGAAGAAAGAAGCAATGAAAAGACTTATTGATATACCGGCAGACACTATCGACATGCTGGCGAGATGTGTGTCGGTACTTAAACCGCCTCCGGAACTTACGTTATCGCAGTGGGCGGACAGATACCGGATGCTTTCTCCGGAAGCTTCGGCGGAACCTGGACGATGGCACACAGACAAAGCGCCGTATCAGCGCGAGATCATGGATGCCATAGGGGACCCGCATATCCGGAAAGTCGTTATCATGTCGGCGGCGCAGATAGGAAAGACGGATGCTTTTATCCTGAATACCATAGGTTTCTACATGGATTATGCACCGGCACCGATACTTGTCATGCAGCCGACGCTCGACATGGGGCAGACCTTCTCAAAGGACCGTCTGGCGCCAATGCTGAGAGATACACCGGAACTAAGGGGACTGGTGGATGTCAAGAGCAGATATGCCGGAAACACCATCATGAAGAAGAACTTCCCCGGAGGGCATATCACTATTGTTGGAGCCAATTCCGCCACCGGCCTTGCATCAAGACCTATAAAGGTGCTCCTTGCGGATGAGGTAGACAGATATCCAAAGACGGCGGGAACTGAGGGTGATCCTCTTTCCCTGGCACAGAAGAGGCAGACAACCTTCTGGGACAAGAAAACCGTCATGGTTTCAACACCGGTTATCAAGGGCGACAGCCGTATAGAGACTGAATACTTACAGAGTACTCAGGAAGAGTGGAATGTGCCGTGTCCTGGATGCGGACACTATCAACCGCTTGCATGGGCGAACATTGTTTTCGACAAGGACGATCCTAACACTGATGTCCACATGAAATGTGAGAGATGCGGTCAGGAGTTTGGAGAGTATGAGTGGAAATCTCAGGGCATAAAGGGAAGATTCGTTGCAGGGAACCCTACGGCAGAAGCAAGGGGATTCCACTTAAACACATTGGCGTCAACCTTTTGTGGATGGAATGAGATAGTACAGAAGTTTCTCATAGCCGACCAGCAGATGAAGCAGGGCAACCCCGAAGGCATGAAAGTGTGGGTAAACACGGAGCTTGGGGAAACTTGGGAAGAGAGAGGCGAGCGCCTGGAAGAGAACGAGATCATTGCAAGGCGCGAGCTCTACGACGCACAGGTTCCGGATCAAGTACTCATCCTAACAGCCGGCATTGATACACAGGATGACCGTTTCGAGGTTGAAGTAGTCGGATGGGGCATTGGAAAAGAAAGCTGGGGCATACGCTACCAGAAGATATATGGGGACATGAAGAGTGAACAGCCGTGGAAAGACCTGGACGTATTCTTGCAGCAGATGTTTTACAAGCAGGACGGCACAGGACTTAAGATAGCCGCTGCCTTCATGGATTCCGGCGGACACCATACCAACGAGGTTTACACCTTCACCAAGCAACGATGGGAGCGCCGTGTATGGGCGTTGAAAGGACGAGGCGGTCCAGACGTGCCATACCTTAAGAACCCCACAAAGAATAACAGAGAGAAGACACCGCTTTTCGTAGTTGGCGTAGATACTGGAAAAGCACTCTTATATCAACGGCTCAGAGTAACCACTCCGGGGCCGAACTATTGCCATTTCCCTCTGAATGAGGGCAGTGGCTACGATGAAGCCTATTTCATAGGGCTTACATCGGAGAAGATGGTAGTCCGATTCCGGAAGGGCAGAGCCGTCACATCCTGGGAGATCATCGATCAGGCACATAAGAGAAACGAGGCGCTTGACTGTAGGAACTATGCACAGGCAGTCATGGAGGTGCTTAACCCGCCACAGCTCATGTCAGAGCCGGAACAGGCTAAGATGCAGAAGCCTCAGGGAAGACGCAGGATAAGCGGAGGAATATAGGATGGCTATATTTTCAAAAAAGCTATGCCAGGAAAGGCTGAATATGTGGCTGGATGCCGAGACGAAGGTAGCCACAGGCCAGAAGTACCAGATAGGTACACGTATGCTCACAAGGGCAGACCTTAAGGAGATACGCTCCGAGATGGAATACTGGTCGGGAAAACTTGCCGAGGCAGAAGCAGAAGAAAAGGCAGGCGGCAGAAACCGTCTGTATCGCTTTACGCCAAGGGATGTGTAAGGAGGAGCAATGAATTTCATAGACAGAATATATAGTGCCGTGGCTCCCGTACATGCCATGAAGCGTATGGCGGCAAGGAAAATGATTGAAGTGATCAACAACGGTTACGGCAATTATGGTGCGAACCTTACCAAGAAGTCCATGAGAGGATGGGATTTCAGGGGAGGCTCGGCAAAAGAGGACATTGAAGATTATATAAGCATACTGAGACAGCGAAGCCGTGACGCCTATATGGGTATCCCGGTTGCGGCAGCAGCACTTAAGACAAAGCGCACTAATGTCATAGCCGGAGGGCTTATACCTTCACCGCAGCTTGACGCGGAGCTTTTGAAGATGACAGAGGACCAGGCAGAACGGTTGCAGTCTCATATAGCCCGTGAGTTTGCTTTATGGGCGGATACACCGGCATGTGACGCGGAGAGGATAGATAACTTCTATAAGCTCCAACAGCTTGCGTTTTTATCGTACCTCATGAACGGCGATGCTTTTGCAGTGTTGCAGCAGGAGGAACAGGCAGGACAGCCCTATAGCCTACGGATCCAGCTCATAGAAGCAGATCGTGTTTGTAGTCCTGACGGATTCGACAGACTGATGCCGTGCGACGTACACGGCCACAAGGTTTATCAGATAGTCCAGGGTGTTGAGACAGACGAGAACGGCATGGTGGTTGCGTACTGGATATGCAACAAGCACCCGTTATCCGGAACCTATATAACCGGTGCCGGAGATCTTCACTGGACAAGGGTTGAAGCTTTCGGA